AACTTTTCTTGAGGAACATTGTAAGCTGGTCTATTAGGTTGCAACTCACCCCAATACTTTTCATCTTTAGCTTCATGCCCCCATATCCAGCCCCTAATAGTATAGTTGCCATCTATGCCAGTTACAAAATAAAACTTACGATCACTTGCATCAGACTTATGGATAATAAGATGACCTTTTTCATAAGGTGTGGATCGCACTTCAACATTATCCACATCAACATCATTTATTTGACCGCAACCTCCCCAATGAAGTTTTAAGAATTTAGCAACGGCTCTTTCCGTTAAACATCCTTCAATCATTGTTTGCCATTCACTTCCAGGCTTTAATCCATGCGTGTAAGAATAACCTGATTTTAATCTTTGCATTCTTCTTAATACACCTGACATTGCAGTTTCAATAATTTCAGCGTTTGTTAATTGTATTTTTATATTATTCATCCATGCTCCATCCTAGTTGCGAAAAATAAGTTTCTATATGTTGAATATAAGTGCTAAATTGCTCAACCGATAAATCTGTAGTCGAACGCACATAAGGCACTTGCACTTCATTTATCGTTTTTTGTTCTGTGAGAAATAAATGCCCACACAAAAGATGCACTTCCATCGGAAGGTATCCAGTAAATTGACTAATGCTTTTATATAACTTACCCCACAAGAATTTATTAGCTTCAAGCGACCTCTTATCACCACTAGCCTTTTCTTTGATCGTAACTTGAGGTGTCTTTCCTTGTTTGATTAATTCTTCCAAATAAATCGTCAATTGGCTGATGTTTTGATTGCTCACTATCCATTCTCTGTGCTTCATCTTTTAATTCCTGTGCGTTATCGTGTATTTTAATCATCTTTGTGCCATCCCATAATACAAATCTATCTGCGCCATCGGAAAGCATGTATCGGGATATATAAAAGTTGTTGCGCTCAATGCAATATTTACTAACCTTGCTCCATTTATTTTGCATGTATAGCTTCCTTTGCGAATTCAAGTGAAATTGGTGGATAATTTTTTGGGTTAGCAATAATACGATGCGCCCAAGCCCTCATATCTTTTAGCTTCTTGTCCTCAATCTTATTGTCCTGGACAAATCTATTTACATTAGCCGCATAAACCGCATTAGCTTGTTTAGATAGTTTCGGTGCTTCTAGCCTGGCAAATTGAATTGGTTTTTCCCTGCACAATTGCAAGATGTCAAAAATACTGGGAAAGAATTTACTGTTATCAATATGCTTGTCAAAAGCTTTAGTGACTATACTAAATTCAAACTTCTCAAGTTTATAAAACCAAACTCTTAAAGTATTTTGATCCAATGGTTGTTTTTGATAGATTGATGCAAGCGTATCCATCATAGATTTAAAACTTATCTTATCGTTTAGTGTCATAGTAACCTGTTTAGCCTTTCATCTTGTAGTTTTTTATATTCATAATTTAATTCACACCCTAAATATTGCCTTGCATTATCTAATGCTACTTGAGCGGTTGTTCCTGATCCCATAAATGGATCAAATACAATATCACCTTCTTTACTTCCAGCTAATATACAAAGCTCTACTAATTCTTTAGGAAATGTAGCAAAATGAGCGCCTTTATATGGTTTAACAGTTATAGACCAAACATCCCTTTTATTTCTTTTTTCATAAGTTTTTCCTGCTGATATATTTTTAAATCCACTTCTAGTTGCACCAAAATCACCCATAATATTTTCAGATTGCTCTGTCATAGCACTTCTTTTTTTTCTACCCTTATAACTTTCAGGATCAACACTAGGTTCTTTTATTGCTTCATTATTAAAATAGTATTGTGGTTTTTTAGTAAGTAAAAATATATATTCATGGGCTTTAGTGCATCTATCTTTTACTGATTCGGGCATTGGATTTGGTTTATGCCAAATAATATCCTGCCTTAAATACCATCCAAATTCTTGTAATGCAAAAGCTACTCGCCATGGTATTCCAATTAAATCTTTTTCTTTTAAGCCTTCTTGTTTATTCCCTCGCCTTGCGCAGGTAGTAGGCAAATCTTGATTAGTATTACTAACTGTTTGTTTATTTAATGCCTGACCTTTACCTGGCCTGTAATTATAATAACTATCACCAAGATTAAGCCAAACAGTTCCGTCATCTTCAAGAATATTCCAAACATTTGCAAATACATCCACAATATTGGCTACATATTCGCCTACAGTTTCTTCTAGCCCTATTTGACCATCATGTCCATAATCTCTTAAACCAAAATAAGGCGGTGAAGTAACTACTGTTTGAACTTTTAAATTTTCATCTTTCCATCTTTTCATTATTTCTCGGCAATCGCCAAATTCTATCTTATTCACATCTTATCCTTTTTTATTTAGCCATCATATATAAGCCAACATTACCTAATGCGTAGCCAAAATAACAAACACTCATTCCATTGTTGCCAAGATAAAATTGTTCAATGCTGATATATGAGTAAATAAGTCCTGTAATAATAATTAGTATATGGCTCAAAATGGTGGCTCGTCTGTTATTAAATCAAATACATTTTCTTTTGGTTGAGGTGGTAAGCGCTCAATCTTATGGTTAGGTTTATTAATAATATAAGTTTCAGCTTCATGTTTTGTTCTAAATCGTCTGTGCGGTTCACCAAAATCATCAAAGACCAAAAATCTAAATAAGACTTCCATTGTGTAACTCATCGGATAAATGTTAATTCTATCACTAATGATATTCCAATTAATAAACCAAAAAATCCGTTAATGATTAATATTTTTATTGCAATATCTAAAATTCTAGTTATTAAATTCTTCCCACAAAAAAAATAAGACGAGTGAAACAACCAAGAATATAATTGCCCACAAAGCAAAGCCAACAACTTTAAAGACCAACCACAAATTTGCTAGAATCATATTTTTTCTCAACTCCGTCAATTTTTTTAGAATTTATAACTCCAAGCTCTGATATAACTAAATTATGCTTCTTACCGCGAATATCCCGCATCCATTCCAAACTGTCAGGCGGAAAAAATGAAATCATTTTCCAAACTAAATTATTATTATTATCAAATTCTTCTACCATCCAGGCTTTTATAGTTTCCATGTCTTATCCTTTTAGTTTCTCTAATATTACCCTAGCATTTCTAACACAAGGAATCTCATCATATCTTGGATCACCTTGAGTTAAACCTTCTACTATCCAATCTAAAGCTTCAACAAGCTCATTAACATCTCTAGCCAATGCTTTTCTATACTCAAGATCAGTTTGAGTTTGTCTATGGACTTTTAAAAGCCATTCTTTAGTATCGGGTTCTTTATTCTTCATCTTGATTAATTAATCTAACATTTTTAAGTTTACGAGTATTTCCATCAAATACAAATTCTACATTACATCGACTAGCGCGTCTTTTATTTGTAGCCGCACAAAGTCCAACTTTATCATAATGTCTTAAAAATACCGAATAAGGAGCTACTACATCTTCAATTGGTGCTGGTCTAGTTTTTGCTATATCTTGAACATTGAGTTCGCCATTTAACTGACGAACCCAAGTTTCTAAATTGCCCATTGTCGTATCTTGTGTCATTTCTTGTCCTTTTCTTATTTAATAAAATATATGATTTGCTATAGCTATCTTAACTTCCTTTTGTCTTGCCCAAAAAGGTTTTGCCATTTGTTTCGTATGAAACCATTTTGCTCCCTTTGTTGGATCATCTATCCTTTTTTCTAAAATCGCTTTTGCAAGCGGTTCTAAATATGCTATTTGTGTTTGAGTTGGCATCCCATAATCAAGAAACTGATATTGAGCAGGTTGCTTCATTACTTGACAAATAGTTTTCGGATAATTTGGATCGGCTTTGCGGTTAATCGCAGTATAAGCGACTGCAACTTTTCCCACATCAGGTTCACCCCTTGCTTCACCAAACATAATTGCTGATAGACATAAGATTTCATTTATCATCTTTCTTCCTAAAATGTTACTGATACAGGCTTTTCATCCATGTAACGCATTTGGCGTAAATAAGTGCTTGCCATAGGAATGAATTGCCCACCCTTCTCAAACCATTGCTTGCTTTCTTTCTGCCAAGCAAGAGTTAAAAGAACATCTTGTAAGTTAGGTCTTGTAGTATTCCAAATCTTTTTTGCTGACTGCTTTCCTTCTTTACGAGGATATGCTTGCCAAAAAATATCAAAATCAGAGAATATATCTTTATGGTTATTAGTTATTAGTTCTTGGTTATTAGTTATTAGTTGGTTGAACGCCCGTTGAACAAGCGTTGAACGCCCGTTGGAATTCGCCCGTTTCTCGGCACTCTTACGACCTGCCGCAACTGCTGAATCTATCCGTTCGTGATAGAATTTAATCTCATTATCACACCTTCTTTGAATAAAACCAGCTTCAGTTTCCACAAAGAAATCTTTAAGCACATTTTTAATAGCATCCTTTTCATCTTGTGTCCTCGCTGAAAGTAATCGGAATATTTTGTCAATATCTAATGGAAGTGGTTCTTCATTAAGATAATATTGATCTAGCAGTTGATGATAACAACCATGCTCTAACAGGGTTAAGTGGCCTGTATCAGCCCTGTAATCTGATATGTTATGTTGATAGTAATGCAATTAATCTTCCTTTTCTTATCGTGTCCTTTTTTATTATTAACCAGTTTTTATGTTTCGCGCAAGTATTTTTGTATTATTTTTTGACCTTCTTCAAACCCATAGGCCACTTCCGCACCATAACCCATTGATTCTGCTAAAGTAAGGAACTGTTCCTGGTTTTGTTGTAATCTTGCACTTTTGTCTGCCTTCATCTCTATAAATAGCCCATGAAGGCCATTTGCTGGGATCATAAGGAACAAATCAGACACCCCTGCGGTTACCCCCTCTTGTTTAAGTTTAATAGCCGTTCCGATGTGCCTAGCGCCCCCATTTGGGATAGCCCATAAGCATTTAGCCATTAATGGGTATTGAAGCCTAAACCATTTAATTAGCAAAGTCTGTGCCAAGTGTTCGTTATTCTTCATAAAATATTTTTAAAAAAGCTTGTAATAATTATTAGTAGGTATATATTAACACCTAGCAACACATTTTTAACGAAACTTAAAGGAAACTAAAATGACAAAACAAGCAGAATACAAAAAAAATTGGGTTTTTGATGTTATTCAAAGAGCCGAAAAAATCAATGTAATTACTACTCCATTAGATATTTCCCGTTGTTTTAAACTATCTTTATCTGATTCAAAAATGTTGTTAAATCTTTATAAGGAATCAAAATGAAGATATTAACCGCACTATTAATCGCACTTCCGATCATGGCAATCGGGGGTGAATCACCGAAGCTTCGTTATAATTGGGTTGAAAACAAATATAACTATGCACCTAAAGATGCCAAGCTTAAATACAATTGGACTGCTAACAAATACGAATTTGTTGCACCTAATTCAAAACTCAAGCATAATTCGCAAAGTGGTAATTACGAATATGTTCAAACACAAATTGATCCCTATAAATCAGAAATTGAATAAGAAAGGATAAGACAAAATGAAAAAAGACTTAATTCTCGGATGTATCTTTGCTACGGCATTTTGGGCTTGGTTTGCAATCTGCCTTTATTACTTAACTCCAATGGTATTTGAATGGTTGGGTAAATAATATGTTGCCAAAAGAAGAAGATGGGTTTAAAATACCCATAAATCAACAAGTTACGGGAGCTTCTATGAGTGACCAGCAACGAGAGATGCAACACAAGATTCATATTCGCACTATGATGAATCCTGATCCTGATTTTTTAGACCTAGAACCTCATATTTCTTTACAAGAACTTATCGAGCATCATATTACTTTTAATGCTGAAGTTTTTTCTGATTTTTATGATGAGATTGAAATTCAGAATCAAGTAAAGAATATTCTTTATGATCGTGAAGATGATAAGATTGGTCGTATTAAAGATTTATACGATGCGGAAATTAAAAAACTTGCAAAGTTTATAGCTGAAAACTATGAAACAAATACCTTTGCTAAATGGGCTTATGAAGATACAATATCGCATGTAATTTAACGAAACTTTTTAGGATAAGACAAGATGAAAACATCAGACAGTATCAAACAAATAGCTGAAGCTTTAGTAGCGGCGCAAAAAGAAATTAGATTTGCCGTTAAAGATTCAACTAATCCTCATTATAAATCCAAGTATGCCAATATCAATTCAGTTATTGATGCCGTTAAAGCGCCACTCAATAATAATGGTATTGCTATACTTCAATCTTTAAGCCCTTCAGACGATAACAAACTCCATCTTACCACTCGTTTAATCCATAGTTCGGGTGAATGGATTGAGGATGAAGCCGTCTGCCCTATTCAAAAACAAGATGCTCAAGGTTTAGGTTCTGCAATTAGTTATATCCGCAGATATTCTATTTCTAGTTTTCTTGCTCTTTATGCAGACGATGACGATGGTCAATCCGCAGTTCTTAATGCGGCAGATTATCTTCAAAGAATTACCCAATCACAATCATTAGAGGAACTTCAGGCTAATTATAATTTTGTTATGGGTGAAGTTAAAAATGATAGAACTCTCTCTAAATTAATTATTGAAGCTAAAGACAAAAGAAAGGCAGAACTATGATTGATGATCCTGTAATTCGTAATCTTTACGGCTATCCCATTGAAACAACTGCTAAAGAACTTATACAAGCTGAAGCAAGGCGAACTAAAGTTGAAGCTTTAAAACGATTTTTAGGTGATAAATATTTATTAGCACCTTTAACAAAGAAACTAGATAAACCAATTAAATAGGAACTTAAATGGAAAGAATAATAAGAGATATAGCTCAAGGTAGTCCTGAATGGATGGCTTTAAGAGTAGGCAAAATTGGTGGTTCAAGAATAGCTGATCTTTTAACTGAAGGTCGAGGTGGCGCTGAATCTTTAACTAAAAGAAAGTATAAGAATGAACTTATTAGGGAAAGATTGACAGGGCGCAAATTAGATACCTATAAAACCCCTGCAATGCAACGAGGAATTGATTTAGAACCTATGGCTAGGGCATGGTATGAAGTTAAATATAATACCTTTGTGGATCAGGTAGCAATCGTTTTACATCCTACTATTGATGGCGGTCAATGCTCACCTGACGGAGTAGTTGATGCAACCAATTCTTTAATTGAGATTAAAATACCTAATCCTGAAAATCATTTAGATAACATCCTAACAGGTGGTAAACAATTAGAACAATATTATGACCAGGTAATGTGGCAATTGGCTTGTGTTCCTGGTTCTAATGGAAATGAAAAAAGAGAATTTTGCGACCTTGTATCTTATGATCCTGAAATGCCCGATCATTTACAGGGATTCGTAAAGCGTATTTATCGAGATGATGAGTATATCCAAACCATGCAAAATGCGGTGATCGCTTTTTTGTCTGATATAGAAACTATTGTAAATAACTTAAAGGAAATTAAAAATGGCAATAACCCATGATCTAATCGCTAAAACAGGCGAATACACTAATGCGGCTGGCGAAACTAAAGCTCGCTGGACTAAAGTAGGTGTTGCAATGAGCAATAAACAAGGTGGCACTTCAATTCTTATTGAATCTATCCCTGTCAATTTTGACGGCTGGGTAACAATGAGAGAACCTCAACCTAAAGCTGAAGTAACTTCAATAAATGGATCAGATAAAGCTGACATGCCATTTTAATGATTTTACTGATGGTTTTGTCTTGCAAAAAGACCATAATTTGCATAACAAGTAATTTTGCTTGTTACAGATAAAGGATAAATACTATGTGGACTACACCATCAGCAACAGAAATGAGATTTGGCTTTGAAGTAACAATGTATGTAATGAATAAATAATGGTTATTGTTACAGATTGCTATTAAATTAAGGGGCTTAAAATGCCCCTTTTTTATTTAATGTAGTGATCGCCCGTATTGTTATTAAGACCAATCATATCAGCCTTATCTTGATCCCATGAAGTTGTTTCATCGGAATCATAATAGCGTTCTTCATAAAGCTTATTCTTTTTGTTGCCCCAAATCTTTTCGTAATTCTCATCATATAAGCTTTTTTGTTTAAGCTTATTAGTTGATCCTTTACCAGCTTCGCTATATTTACTCATCAATGACCTTTCTATAAGTTCGTTTAATCCAATTCGCAAATAATATCAATTCATTGTTATCAGCGCAATGCTTCATTGTATTAGCTTTATGGCTCATCACTTGGACATTGCCTTTGATATAGCCTTTAGTGTTATCAACTCTATCTAATGAAGGTGAGCATCCGCGAGGTCCGCCGCTAGAGCTTCCAGCAGAAAGAGGAATTTTTAATACAGGGCATAGTTTGGGAATAACTACATCGGATAATTCTAAATTAAATTCAATACCTTTTTTTCTAGCTCGGTATCTAGCTTGACCTAAAAGGACTAACGCGCGATTATTTTCTCGATATTTTTGACAGTATTCATTATGTTTTGTCTTATTACGAATCATTTATTTTTTAATTTTAGTATTAATCCATTCATAAATTCTAATGCAATACCAAACTATAGATAATAAAGCCGCTATTGCTGGTAAAAATTTCATAACTGCACCAAGAGCCGTAACTCCCGAAACTGTATCTAATAAATGCTTTGTATTTTCTTCCATATTCATTTTCATTTCTTTCTACTAATTGATAAGATGCTTTTCAATAGCCAAATAAAGACTACCATCATTGTTGCCGCTAGATATATAAGCAACAGAGCCATCAGATAGTAAAATAACCAAATAATTTTTACCATCGAAGTAATCAGC